GCCGGAATACGGGTACGACAATAAGGAAAGGCTGCAGCTCGAAAAAAAAGAAGATATGAAAGCCAGAGGGTTGTCATCCCCGGATATTGCGGACGCATTGGCGCTGACGTTTGCTCTACCGGTAGCACCTCTTTTTGGGGATGGCAAGGTCAGGAGCGATAAGGCTGAAATAGAGTTCGATGTGTTTGCGAATTGACAAGGAGGTGGAGAGATGAGTGATGGAGGAGCTGTAGGAAGTGAAGCAACAGTTAATCCTGACCTAGATCCGGAGATTGCAGACCTAATGGCGGATATGACCCCTATGACGGTCCCCGTTGTTGCGGATATAGAGACTGGACAGGTAATCCATGGACCTATGACCTCTATTTTATCTGCGGAGCCGCAGGGGCCGGAGACTGAGCCGGGAGAATCGAGCGATGCCGGCGCCGATGGGAAAGAAGAGGAAGATAAAACAAAGTCGGAAGGAAAATCATTGTCGCCCGGAAAGGAGTCCGACGAAAAGAAGTCAAGAGGAAAAAGGCGGCGCAGTTTGCTCTCTATTGAAGAGGGGGGGCTGCTTTCGGAGGCGCCTGTTTATAAGAGAAGTTTGCTCGCTAAATAAGAGGAAAGAAAATTTTGAATGCACAACACCTAATTACTCGTAACGATAAGATGAAGGCCACGAGGGCGCTCTATGAGCCGCTGTGGCAGGAGATTGCGGAGTATATGCTTCCGTACCGGGCGCAGATCGGCCTGACGGTTTCTCCCGGAAGGAAACAGACAACAAAGATTTACGATTCAACCGCTCCCGACTGCCTGGAGCGATGGGCTGCCTTCATTCACGGGTCCCTGACATCGAGCGCGATTAAGTGGTTTTCAATGAAACTCAGACACAGCGACGCTAACAAGATCAAAGAGGTGATGGATTGGCAGGAGCAATGCGTCGAGATCATGCACCAAAATTTCAGGCAATCAAATTTCTCAGGAGAGATGCTGCCTTATTACTTAGATATGGGCGCTTTCGGGACTCCATGCATTTATGTGGGGGAGAAGGATTTCCCCGAAGGAAAGTTCAGAGGGCTTCTTTTCCAATGCTATCCTAATAACGCTTATTGTATTGCGGAGAACCATGAAGGGGGTGTGGATACGCTCTTTAGAGAATTCAAACTTTCCGCGAGGCAGGCAAACCAGAAATTCGGAGAGAAGACAACGGCGAAAGTGAAGCAGCAGGCGCAAGGAGACAAGCGCGATGAAGAATCAATGTATCTCCATGCGGTATTTCCGTCGACCGAGATCGAGGACGGATCGGATATGAAGTTTACCTCGGTCTATATTTGCCTCGATGAGAGGCAGATCGTAAGCGAGGGAGGGTACTGGGAGTTCCCGTACATTGTTCCCCGATTACTTAAGACCTCCGGAGAGGTCTACGGACGAGGACGCGGACACACAGCTCTTCCGGACACGAAGACGCTCAATAAGACCGTTGAGATCGGACTAAAGAGAGATGCAAAGGAGCTCGACCCTCCGATGGTGGAACTGGATCAGGGAGTGATCGGTTCGGTAAAACTTTCCCCAGGGGGAAGAAATGTGGTGAGGTCTATCGATGCGCTTAAACCGCTTTTCCAGCCCAACCCACAGCGGGCCTCCATCCAGGAGAAAAGGGAAGACCGGTTGGCTAATTCGATCAGGAGGGTTTTTAATTCAGACCTTCTTGAATCGTTCGGGGTGGAGACGAAGGATGAGACGGCTACAAAATCGCTGATCCGGTTCAAGCTGATGCAGATGATTCTTGGACCCTCGTTCGGGAGGTTCGAGTCGGAAGGCCTCAATCCTTTAATCGAAAGGGTCTTCGGGATACTCCGTCGCGCCCGTCAGATACCGCGCCCTCCCGCGATCCTCGCAGAGCTTGGAATCCTGGATCTCGATGTAGAGTACGAAGGTCCCCTGGCCAGGGCGCAGAGGATGGCGGAGATTGACGCCATCGATCAGTTCGTGACGATCGGGGCGAAGATGTCTCAAATCAACCCGGAGTCGTTTGACCGCTTCGATGTGGATGAAGCCATGGAGGTGGCCTCTGAGGTTCTTGGGGTGCCATCGCGTGTGATCCGCAGCGACAAAGATGTGGCGAGGATCAGGGCGCAGCGGGCCGAGCAGGCGCAGGCGGAAAAGCAGAAGCAGGAACTGGCAGCGATCGCTGAGGGAGCGGGCAAGGCTGCGCCGGCCATGAAGGCGATGGGGGATATGATGAAGGAGATGGGCGGAGAAGGCGGAGCTGCCATGGGAGGCGCGGGTGGCGTCTGATGAGATGAGGCGGGTTTATTCCGCATACCTTAACCTTTTTGAGAGCGACGCAGGGAAGATAGTTTTGGAAGACATGAAGAAGGCTTTCTGCAATCTTTCATTTATCCCGGGTGCAATGGATTATAAGGCGGGACAGGCAGACGTGGTGATGAGGGTTGAGAGAATGATGGAGATTGCCAGAAACGGCGAATGGGAGGAAGAGAATGCCGAATGATTGGATTAAAGACGCAATCAAGAAGCCTGGCGCCCTGCACAGGCAGCTCGGAATGAGGCTCGGAGAGAAGATCCCAGAGGAGAAGTTGAAAGCAGCGGCGGGGAAAGGAGGCAAACTCGGGCAAAGGGCAAGACTGGCGTTGACGCTGAAGGCGTTTAAGAAGAAGAAGTGATCGGAAGACACGGAGATACGGAGACGCGGGGATAACCCATCCCCACCCAAATCCTCCCCTTGAATGGGAGGGAATTAAATCGAAAGGAGAATATATGCCGGAAGAGGGACTAAATGCAGGCAATCAGGGCGGCGACCAGGGCGGAGCGGGGGGCCAGGCCGGATCTGCGGGAAGTTTCGACTGGAAAGGTTTTCGTTCAACGCTGGGAGACATGGGCAAGGAGAAGTCTCTCGATGCAATTTTTAATTCTGAAAACCCGGGCACAAACTTAGTAAAGGGATACGTCGATGCACAGAAGTTGGTCGGCTCATCGATCCGGATGCCCGCTAAGGATGCGAAGCCCGAGGATAGAAAGAAGTTCACCGACGATATTGTCGGGAAGCTGAGGGCCGAAGGGCTCATGGAGGGAGCGCCGGAGTCTGCGGAGAAGTATGAGTTCAAGTTTCCACAGGGGGTTGAAATGAACGAGCCCCTGGTCAATAGCTTCCGCTCGATCGCACATAAGCTCGGTCTTCCCCAGAGCCAGGCAAACTCACTCGTGGACTGGTATCTACAGACCCAGCACGAGGCAGATATCCAGAACGGCAAGGCCATGGTCGAGGCGAGGGAGTCTTTAAAGAAGGAGTGGGGGCCTCTTTTTGGAAGAAAGCACGAGCTGGCAAGGAGAGCGGCCTCTCATTTTATCGGAAATGACGCAGAGAATGTATTTGCGGATCTACCGGTAGAGGCGGGGAAGCGGATCGTCCAGGCCTTCGCCGCGATCGGAGAGAAGCTTGCAGAGCATGAGATCATTTCCGGAGAAATCCCGGGAGGACAGAGCCTGGAGGAGATCCGGAGAAAGATCGCAACCATCCAGAAGGATAAAAGCGGGCCTGCTTTCGATTCGAGTAAACCTGGACACGCCGAGGCGAAGAAGGAACTGCAAAGCTTGATCGATCTCTTCACCAGGCTCGGCGGAAAGTGGGGCGAGAAATGATACCCAAAATAAATTTCGATGAGATGGACCGCTGCCCCGCGTGCAAGAGGAAATGCTCATTCCTATTCCCGGACGGCAAGGTATTGATGGCCGGAGGTCTTGCAGTTTGTTCAAAATGTGGAAACGGATTTCTCCCGCGATCGATGGCCAGGTTGATGTACGGGCACAAGGATGACGTGATCATCACACCGGGCAAGCCCGCGACGGATGTTGTGGGACGGGTCGTAGGGCAGGGATAAGGAGGCCCCTAATGACACAGAAGCTGATGCAGGAGGCGATAGACAAGGTAGATTTCGAGCGTATGGAGAAGGGGCTTCCGCCAAGACCAATAATAAAGCCGAAGCTCGTTGTTCCTGATCCGCCCATTATTGAGAACCAGGTGAGGTTGAAAGAGATTTCCCTGAAACAGGTGACGGACCTTGCGGCAAAGAGCAAGACAATCCGTAACCCCGAGGGTTTCAGGTTTATAGGGTTCGATGTGATGATCGGGATCAAAGACAAGGATCCCATCTCGGGCTGGATGAGCGAAGCTGATTTTTATCAGCTGCGCAGAGAGGTCGGAGGAAGGATCGACACGTCGAAAGTAGAGTTTTAAAGGGCGGGGGAGTCCGCGAGGATCCCGCTGGCTGTCGGAAAGTCGACCGAGAGGGGCCGCGTAAAGGCCAAGGAGGATCTGG